GCTTTCCCAAAGCGGCCAAGGCACCTAACTACCCCGAGGGTGAGGATGCACTGTTGTGATCACTGCATACTGCACCCGTTGCGAATCACCATTCCAACGCCAACCCGAAGAGGCATGGAAGAAGCTGTGCCTCCCATGTTGGAAGGCCGGTGCATCTGGTACTCGCCAGCCGCGCCCGGCACCCCAAGTAAACATCCGCTCAGCGATTGAGCCGGAGATGCTACGCCGCTTACTGTTCTTGTGTCACCCCGACAAACATAGCAACAGCGAAGCGTCGATCAAAGCAACCCAATGGTTATTGCAACAACGAAAGGACTGAGATGAGAGCAGATGACAAACAAGTTGGTGGCAACCACTACAAAGACATGACCGTGCAACCGTGGGCGGTGATGCAAGCCGTACTCACCCCCGAGGAGTTCATTGGATTCCTCAAGGGTAACGTGATCAAGTACAGCATGCGCCAAGGCAAAAAAGATGGGAGCACCGATGACGCCGAGAAAGCCCTCCACTACCTGCAAAAGCTCCGTGAAGTCGAGCGCGGGGACTGGAATTAACAATTTGAAATACCTCACGGTGTCCGCATGGGTCAACGGCTATGCCGATGGCTTGCCGGACTACTGCGAAGCGGAGAAGCACCGACTGCGGGAGGCCGCTACGTTGCTGATGAACATTTTTATAGAACAGAACGGAGAACTAGATGGACCTGATCACGATTGACTTTGAAACCTACTACGACCGCGACTACTCGCTGTCGAAGATCACGACCGAGGAATACGTACGCTCTGACTTGTTTGAAGTCATTGGCGTGGCTGTGAAGGTCAACAACCAACCAACGGAGTGGGCGAGTGGAACGCACAAACAAATCCAGCAGTGGCTACACACATTCAACTGGGCTGACGCAATGGTCTTGGCTCACAACACTATGTTCGACGGTGCTATTTTGGGTTGGCGCTTTGGTGTTCACCCTCGCGTGTGGCTTGACACTCTTTGCATGGGTCGTGCTCTACATGGTGTTGAGGTGGGTGGCTCGCTCAAAGCTCTGGCTGAGCGTTACAAGCTGGGCGAGAAAGGTACTGAAGTCCTGAACGCCATCGGCAAACGCCGCGCCGATTTCAGTGAGTACGACTTGGAGAAGTACGGTGACTACTGCGTCAACGACGTGGACCTCACGTACAAACTGTTCAACAAGATGGCACGTGGCTTTCCCAAGCAGGAACTCAAGATCATCGACCTGACACTGCGCATGTTCATCGAACCACGTCTGGAGTTGGACAAGGACCTGCTGGCTAAACATCTTCAACAGGTGAAGGCTAAGAAGGAAGACCTGCTCACTGCCGCAGGCGCAGACAAAGCTGAACTCATGTCCAATGAGAAGTTTGCAGAGATGCTCCGCACGTACGGCGTCAACCCACCCATGAAGGTGAGTCCGGCCACTGGCAAGATGACGTATGCGTTTGCCAAGAGTGATGAGGAGTTCAAGGCACTGCTAGACTACCCCGACCTCGCTGTGCAGACAATCGTCGCGGCGCGTCTGGGCACCAAGTCCACCCTTGAGGAGACACGCACCCAGCGTTTCATTGACATCGCCGAGCGTGGCAAGTTGCCCGTGCCTATCCGCTACTACGCCGCGCATACTGGCCGCTTTGGTGGTGACGACAAGATCAACCTCCAGAACCTGCCAAGCCGTGGCTCCAACGCCAACATGCTCAAGAAGGCCATCGTGCCCCCGCCCGGGTACACCATGATCGACGCTGACTCCGCGCAGATTGAAGCGCGTGTGCTGGCATGGCTGGCTGGTCAACAGGATTTGGTCACTGCGTTTGCTGAGGGTAAGGACGTGTACAAGAAGATGGCATCGGCCATCTACGGCAAGCCCGAGTTCGAGATCACCAAGGACGAGCGCTTTGTGGGTAAGACCACAATTCTCGGTGCGGGTTACGGCATGGGCGCGGCCAAGTTCCAAGCGCAGTTGAAGACCATGGGAGTGGACGTTGATCTGGACGAAGCCCGTCGCATCATTGACATTTATCGTCGCACCAATGACCGTGTGTCTGCACTGTGGCGTCAAGCTCAGAACGCACTGGTGAACATGTCACGTGGTGACCCGGCTCCGATGGGCCGCGCTGGTGTCCTTGAGGTTGTCCCGTCCGAGACTGCCATCCGTCTGCCCAGCGGTCTGTTGCTACGCTACGACGACCTGCGTTTTACCGAAACCGAGAAGGGCGTGGAGTTCCACTACCAGACCCGCAAAGGCCGCACCCGTATCTACGGTGGAAAGGTCATCGAGAACGTGTGCCAAGCGATTGCGCGTTGTATCATCGCTGAACAGATGCTACGCATCGGTAAGCGTTACAAGGTCGTGTTGACTGTGCATGATGCGATTGCCATCGTGTGCCGCGACTCGGAGGTGGAGGAGGCCAAGCTGTATGTCGAAGAGAGCATGCGCTGGGTCCCTGCATGGGCGACTGGCCTTCCATTGAACTGTGAATCCGGTGCTGGTAAAAGCTACGGTGACTGCTAAGGAGAACGAAGATGTATGAAGGAAACGTAACCCTCGGCGCTTCCAGTGGGGGATATGCCATCACAGCGGCAAGCAACACAGTAACTACAACACTGAGCCCGTCCGAGATCATCCGTCAGGGTGAACAGAGCATGCTCAACCGTTGCATCGCTGAGTTGTACGAAGAAGCCGCCGCTGAGACGTGGAGCGAAGACGAACGCATTGCCATCCTTACTGTGGTGGCGCGCCTCAAAGAGTTCCGCACCGAAGCCATTGCTGACCGCCGTCGCCAGATGGAGATGGAGGAGAAACGTGTTGCGGTAGAGATGGAGAAACTCCGCTACGAACAGATGAAGAATACTGCGGTCATTGACCGTAACTACGGGATGCAGATCGCCCCACAAGCAATCAACAAGGCAAGCATATGAAAATTCCCGCATGGTCCTTCTCCTCGATCAAGACGTTCGAGCAGTGCCCTAAGAAGTTCTACCACTTGAAGGTCGCCAAGGACTTTCAGGAGGACCAGAACGCTGAGCATCTGATCTATGGCACGCGCTTTCACGAGGCGGCTGAGTTCTACATCCGCGACAACACACCGCTTCCGCCGGAGTTCAAGTACGCCAAGCCATCACTTGATAACCTGAAGGCCCGTCCGGGCCAGAAGTTGTGCGAGTACGAGATGGGTCTGACCGAGAACTTGGAGCCGTGCGGGTTCAAGGACCCCAACGTCTGGTGGCGTGGTATCGCTGACCTGATCATCCTTGAGGATGACGGCACCGCCCGGGTGCTGGACTACAAGACTGGCAAGTCGGCCAAGTACGCTGACACTGGACAGTTGGAGTTGATGGCGCTGGCCGTGTTCAAGCACTTCCCGCAGGTGCACACCGTCAAAGCTGGTCTGCTGTTTGTCATCGCCAAGTCGTTCCCCAAAGCAAAGTACACCAAGGGTGACGAGCCGGTCTTGTGGCAGAAGTGGTTGAGGGATTATGATCGCATGAAGTTTGCCTACACCTCGAACGTGTGGAACCCCCGCCCGTCAGGTTTGTGCAAGAAACACTGCGTCGTGCTGTCGTGTCCGCACAACGGAAGGAATTGAAATGCCCTACACCAAGAGCCCCCGCCCATACAAAGCCGAGTACGAAAAGCAAAAGGAACGCGGCGAACATGCTGACCGCATGGAGCGCCAACGCGCACGTCGTGCCATGGACAAAACCGGAGCCGATAAGAACGGTAACGGCAAGGCCGACAAGCGCGAAGGCAAGGACATTGACCACGTGAAGATGCTGTCCAAAGGTGGTAGCAACAAGCACGGGGTACGTCTGATGACACCTGCTAAGAACCGTGCACGTAATGGTCACAGTGTTCGTGAGCCGGGTGGTAAAAAACCCGCTTGACGCGCACCGATTGGTGCGCTAGATTTGATCCCAATAGGTTGCTCGTAAGGCGTGAGTGGGGCAACCGGGGCTTTGAGAAGTGGCCCCTTTAACCGCGTCGTGATTGTGTTCATGATGGCTTTCCTTTCACGGATGGCGAGGTGTGTAGACCACACCTCGCCTGATGTGTCATTACAACTACGAGAGAACGAGTGGAAATCATTGACAACAAAGCGTTGCTGTTGACGCTACGCAACCCTCAACGGGTGACAACGGTTATTCCCAAAAGCAAAGTGCTTGCTGATGGTCAGCAGGTCGTTGTGAAGTGGGGTCTTGATGAGGCGCAGGTACTGCGTAACCTCAAGATTAAGAACGTCCCCTCCCCAATCCTTGGGCAGTACAAGTGGCCCGGCCAGTACAAACCGTTCGACCACCAGAAAACAACTGCCGCCTTTCTCACCCTCAACCGCCGCGCGTTCTGTTTCAACGAACAAGGCACCGGCAAGACTGGCTCAGTGATCTGGGCCGCAGACTATCTCATGGCTCAGAAGCGGATTCGCCGAGTGCTGGTGATCTGCCCTCTGTCCATCATGGACCAAGCATGGCGCGTGGACTTGTTCAAGTTTGCAATGCACCGCTCGGTTGACATCGCACACGGTGCCAAGGACAAACGCAGTGCGGTCATCAAAGGTCCCGCTGAGTTTGTGATCATCAACTTTGACGGGGTGGAGATCGTTGCCGACGAGATCATCAACGGTGGGTTTGACCTGATCGTGGTGGACGAAGCCAACGCATACAAGAACGCACAGACCAAACGCTGGAAGGTGCTCAACTCCCTGCTCAAGCCTGACACGTGGCTCTGGATGCTCACCGGCACCCCTGCCGCACAGTCCCCGCTCGATGCCTACGGCCTTGCCAAGATGGTCAACCCTCAAGGGGTGCCACGTTTCTACGGGTCGTTCCGTGATCAGGTGATGGTCAAGCTGACCAACTTCCGCTGGATACCCAAGGAGAACGCCAACACCACGGTGTTCACTGCACTGCAACCGGCCATCCGCTACACCAAGGACGAGTGCCTTGACTTGCCGGAGATGACGTACGTCAAGCGCCGCATCGAACTGACCAAGCAACAGCAGAAGTATTACGACCTGCTCAAGAAGCGCATGGTCATCCAAGCCGCAGGAGAAGAAATTACTGCGCCCAACGCCGCTGTGAACATGAGCAAGCTCCTGCAAATCAGTTGTGGTGCGGTGTACTCCGACACTGGCGAGACGCTGGAGTTCGACATCAAGAACCGCTACGCCGTGCTCAAAGAGGTGGTGGATGAGGCCAGCCAGAAGGTGCTGGTGTTTGTCCCGTTCAAGCACGTGATCAGCATCCTCGCCGACAAGCTCAACGCTGACGGGGTGGTGACCGAGGTGATCAGTGGGGATGTGTCCGCTGGCAAACGCAACGACATCTTCAGCCGCTTTCAAAACGACCCGACGACCCGGGTGCTTGTCATCCAACCACAAGCCGCCGCCCACGGCATCACGCTCACTGCGGCCAACACGGTGGTCTGGTGGGGGCCAACATCCTCGCTGGAGACCTACGCACAGGCCAACGCACGGGTGCATCGCTCCGGCCAACGCCACCCCACGACAGTGGTACAACTCGCGGGCTCTGGTGTAGAACGACACGTTTACAACTTACTAGATAACAAAATTGACGTAAACACAAAACTTGTCGAACTTTACAAAGAAATACTTGAATAAGGGAGGAAAAGCCACTATACTGTAGATTCCAACAACCAAAGGAGAACGAAATGACAGACGAAGTTGACGCACCTCAGACCCCCGCCGTACCGGTGGACAAGCTGGTCAAGGTGTACCTGAAAATGAACGCCAAGCACGGCGAACTCAAATCGGCTTTCGAGGCCGAAGAGAAGGCGCTCAAGGACCAGATGGCCAAGGTGAAAGCCGCCTTGCTGGTCTACTGCAAGGATCAGAACCTCGACAGTGTGAAAACTGCTGAGGGCCTGTTCTACCGCACCGTGCGTACAAGCTACTGGACGAACGACTGGGAGTCGATGGGCAAGTTCATCGTTGAACATGGTGCCCCCGAACTGCTGGAAAAACGTCTGCACCAAGGGAACATGAAACAGTTTCTTGAGGAGCACCCCGACCTGCTACCACCGGGGCTGAATGTGGACAGCGAATACAGCATCACCGTACGGAGGAAGTAATGAGCCAAGAACCGTTTGTGCCAATCGAGACGTTGGCCAAGCACTTCACGGTCTCAGTATCGACCATTCGTGCTTGGTTGCGCCAAGGCTACATTCCCTCGGATACATACGTGAAGATCGGTAACACATACCGCTTCAACGTGTCCGCTGTCGTGCAAGCCTTGTCCGCAAAACCCAAGGACGATGTGAAGATGATTGAGCCTGAGAACGCAGAACCCATCCAAGTTCAACTCGAACTGGATTTCAACAACCCTGACCAAGATATTTAACTGGAGAACGATATGTCCGAACTGACCCTTTTTGGAAACAAGAACAACGCCGCACTCGCTTTGCTGGGTGACGTGGAAGATACCCTGACAAGCACCATTGCTGGTGGTGGCGGTGGCAACCGTCGCATCTCGATTGAAGGCGGCGTGTTCCGCGAATACATCGGCGGCAAAGAAGTGCGTACATCCGAAGAACGCTCGATGAACGTAGTGCTGGTCAACGCCGCACCCGTGTCCCGTATGTTCTTTGAGGGTGTGTATCAGAAGGGTAAGGTCACCAAGCCTACCTGCTGGTCCTCTGATTCCCAGCGCCCCGACAACGCTGTGCCTCCCGCTCAGCGTCAAGCCTCTATGTGCAAGGACTGCCCTCAGCACGTCAAGGGTTCTGCCGCCTCCGGCGAAGGCCGTGCATGCCGCTTCCAACAGCGCGTGGCTGTGGTGCTTGAGTCTGAGATTGGCAAAGACATCGTGCACCAGATCACTCTGCCCAGCACCTCTGTGTTCGGTGATGCCGAAGGTAAGAAGATGCCACTGCAAGCCTATGGCCGCTACCTCAAGGCACACAACACACATGCCATCAGCATCGTGACCGAGATGCGCTTTGACATTGATAGCTCCACACCGAAGCTGGTGTTCAAGCCTGTCCGTGCATTGGAGGAAGATGAACTGCGCTCCGTGATCAAGATGAAGGACCACGAAGATACGATCAAGGCCATCACCCTGAACGTGTCCCAGATGGATGGCGTCATCCCTGCACCGAAAGCCGCACCGGCTGAGGAGCCAGCACCCGTACCCAAGGCCGCACCCAAGGCTAAGGCCGCTGAGAAGGTCGAAGCCGAGGAAGTCGAGGAGCCTGTGAAGGTCACCAAGAAAGCCGCACCGGCACCCGAGGCCAAGTCTGAGATTGCCGACATTGTGGGTGATTGGGACGACGAGTAAGTTCTTTGGGGGTGGGGTCGCTCCCCACCCTTTTCTTTCTCTAGTTCCCTTCACATCATGAGCACAGGCAGTTATGGAAACAAAAACATTTTTGGAGGCAGTGCTAGGGGATAGTGGGTACTACTGCGTTTGGGCGAATCGTCTATCAGACGAGCGCAAGGTGCAGAAGTTCTACGAGTCCATCGACGCCGCACTCCATGCCGCTCACTCTCTTGATGGGGATGGATACGATGCGTACTTTGCTCTGGGCACGTTTGAAGAAGCGGGTTCACGTAAGGTAGCCAACGTAAAACAACTCCGGTCGTTCTTTCTCGACCTCGATTGTGGACAGGCTAAATACGATAAGGGTGAGGGCTACCTCACCCAAGCTGATGCGCTTGCGGCACTGCGTGAGTTCTGCAAGAAGTTAAAACTCCCCCGCCCCACGATTGTCAACTCTGGGCGTGGCATCCACGTGTACTGGCCGCTGACTGAGCCGGTTCCACGTGACTCATGGGTCCCGATGGCCGAGCGTTTCAAGGCGCTGTGCCAAAAGGAAAAGCTGATCATTGACCCTGCGGTACCTGCCGATGCGGCGCGTATTTTGCGGGTCCCCGAGACGCACAACTACAAAGACACTCCGCCGACACCGGTGCATATTGTTGGCGCTCCGGCCAACACTGTCACGTTCGAGGCGTTTTGTGCACTGCTGGGAGAAGATGATGACGATGGTGTGCTCAAGAGCCCCAAGCGTTACACCC